TATTTCATGAAGGCGCTTGAACCTGTACGCGATGCGTGGCTTGAAAAATACGAGACGGTCCCCGGCGTCAATGGTGTACTCGACTGGAAGGCTGTCGTCAAAAAGAACGAGTATCTCAAGAAGCCAGAACAGCGGCCAGAGAAATTCCCAGACGAGTTTATCCGCATCGAGGTTCCCGGTGATGGTAAATTCCTTGTTCTCAACCAACCAGCGGCCATCGACAAGATACTTCGCTCTGCCCCGGCGGCATTCTCGAAACCCTCATCGACCATCCCAGGAACGACGCCGCGATCTGTGCCGCGCGCGCCAAAGGAACTCGATACCGCAAATCTGATGCGGCAGTACAAGGCAGAGATTGAAGAGACCGAGCAGGACTTGGAGCGCGCCGAACCCAAAGACAAGCAGTTCCTTCAAGAGAAACTTGATGCGGCGAAAGAGAACCTTGCAAACATGGAGAAGTCCGCAGCCGAAGCCAAGCAAAAGAAGTCCGACCTTGGTAGCACGTTCTACACCGGCTTTGCCGATCCCCAACTCTTTAACCGCCTATTCCCCGACATTGGCGACCGCATGGCCGACTGGCTCTCCGACGCCCCAGGCCACGGTGACACCCAGCGCGCCATGATGCGCGAGACGCGCGGCGAGATGGACCGCAAGGTCGCTATCGCCATTCACAAACTCAAGGACGCATCGAAGGAATGGCGCACCCGTACCCGCGACGACTCCATGAAGTTCTGGAACGCCGTCGAGTCCGGCAGGGTGGACACGCTGGCACCCAGGGACCAGGCTCTCGCCAATCTCTTCAAGGGCGCGTTCGACTCCATGCGCGGCCAACTCCAGGCGCTCAAGCCCGAAGTCCTGCAAGACTACATCGAGAATTACTTCCCGCACATCTGGGAGCGCCCGTCGCAGGTATCGGCCACCATCAAGGCTCTCATCACCGGCAAGAAGCCGTTCGCGGGAAAAGGATCATTCCTCAAGCAGCGCACCATCCCGACCATGCAGGACGGTATCGACCTTGGATTCAAGCCGGTCAGTTGGAATCCCGTCGATTCGTTCCTGACCAAGTACGCGGAGATGGCGCAGTTCTTGATGGGTCACCAAACATTGAAGATGATGCAGGACTCCGGCACGGCGAAGATGGTCCGCATTGGCAAGCAGCCACCCGAGGGCTGGACCCAGCTCGACGACCGCATCGGGACCGTCCAGAACTATGACGACGAGGGCCATCTTTACATTCGCGGCCACTACTACGCGCCCGCCGAGGCCGCGCGCATCTTCAACAACTTTGTTTCTCGCGGCATGGCTGGCCGCTCCACCATCTACGACACGCTCAACTGGGCCAACCAGAACCTTAACGCTCTCCAGCTTGGCATCTCGGCCTTCCATGCTTCGACCACGAGCATCAACGCCGCGACCTCTGACGTTGCCTTGGGCATCCAACAGCTCGCCGAGGGTAAACCCCTGCGCGCGGGGTTATCGCTCGCCAAGGGCGCATCTGTCTTTCCGTCGCTGCTGCATACGATGGTCAATGGCTCCCGGCTCATGCGCGAATATCTGACCCCCGGAAGCTACGCAAAGATGGCCGAGGAAGCGAAAGCATTGGCATCAGCCGGCGGCCGTATTCGCCAGAACACCATCGAACTCAAACCGCTCGACAAGGTTATCAACGCATGGCGCAATGGTGCGGTACTGGAAGGCCTCACGCCGATCCCCGCAGCCATCCTCCATGCGGCGGTCGCGCCCGTCATGGACTTCTATGTGCCACGGATGAAACTCGGAGCCTTCTACGGCATGGCCCACGACATTCTCGACAGCGCACAAAAGCAGGGCTGGACTGAGACCCTCACGCGCTCGCGGATGCAGGAGGCGTGGGACTCGATCGACAACCGCTTTGGCCAGGTGGTCTATGACAATCTCTTCTGGCACAAGGGAGTCAGAGACGCTCTCAACCTCTCGACTCGCTCAGTAGGGTGGAACTTTGGCAGCTACCGGGAACTAGGTGGCGCGGTGGCCGATGTTGGCAAGGCCGCAGGACGTGCGGGCACAGGACAGATACCGCGCGTAACTCCACGCCTCGCATTCGGCATCGCTCTGCCTCTGGTCAGCGCTCTCTTTGGCGGCGTCCTGAACTATCTCTGGACTGGAAAGAAGCCGGAGACATGGAAGGACTACTTCTACCCGAAGACAACCAACGGCGAGCGGCACTCAATCCCTGGGTATATGAAGGATGTATTCTCCTTCGCCAACGCCCCAGGCAAGACCGTGCTCAACAAGATGGCTCCAATCTGGGGTGCGACCGCCGAGGCTATCGAGAATCGAGACTTCTACGGAACAGAGATTCGCCACAAAGATGATCCAGTTATGAAGCAACTGGCCGAGTTCTCCCGCTGGGCAGCGGCTCAAGCTATTCCGTTCTCGGTGTCTGGCGCAGAGAAACTTCTCCAGCAGCGGGGCTCAGGACCATCGCTCCAAGAGATGCTGGCCGAAGCAAAGAAGCACCCCGGCGACGTCGCTCTCGGTCAACTCGGATTCCAGCCAGCGCCAGCATTCATTCAAAACAGTCCCGCCATCAATGCCGCCCGCGAGTACAACCAGGCCAATCGACCCCCCGGCACCAAGACGGCAGAGCAGACCGCACACTACCAAGCCCTCGACGCCATCTCCGAGATGTACCGCACCGGCGACATAGACCAAACCCAGATTGACAAGTACGTGGACGAGGGCAAGGTCACAGACAAGGACGTGCGCAGGGCTGAGCGGGAGTCCGATGAGCCTCCTATTGTCCGCGCCGTCAAAAACCTTACAATTGAGCAAATGCTGAACGTGTGGGAGAAGGCGTCCGCGGACGAGCGGGAGGAGATGGAGCCGATTCTTGATCGGCATGAGCGGGACATCGAGAAAGTGACCGACGAGGAACAGCAGGACAAACTCTACAAGGCGTTCGACAAGGCCATGGGTGAGGCAAGCCAGCAGCCGGAGGCGGCACAGGATAAGGGAGTTATCTGATGGGCGAGATCATAGTAAACAATCCGCCGCTCACGGCTAAGGAATACAAGTTTGTTGACGCTTACTGCTCATACCGGGATGTGGAGAAAGCAGCCGTTGAAGCCGGTTACGCCTCGAAAGCAGGAGTTGGACTCTATCGCCGCAAGCCCATCCATGAACTCATCACCGAGAGGATGGGGAACATCACGGCGGAGGCGGACAAGCAACTCGCCAAGAAGAGGGTGGTCAACGTCGAGATGCTGGATAAGAGCCTCATGGAAGTCGTGCGGATCCCGCGCAAGACGCTGATTGAGACGCCCACCCTGGCGACACCGAAGGTCAAAGCCATTGAACTTGGCTATCAGCGCGTGGGCTTGTTGATTGACGGCAACTTTGTTCCAGACGCATCGAGCGGCCCATCCCAGCAGGAGGCACCGCGCATCTACCGGGCTCAGGAACAGACCATCATTACCCATCAGATCACCGAGACTCACCAGGTTGTAACTCAGCGCGCGCCTGATGATGAGGTCATACGGGAGCGCGTGCGCAAGATTACAGAGCCGCCCACGATCGACGCTGACGAGTGGAAGAACTTCTAAATGGCGCTCACACTTCTCGAAGATCGCGGGATGCTCGACCTACCAGCCATGGATGGCCGCGCCGGCTGGGTTCCCAAAAGCAAACCACAGATCACGGCTATCGAGTGCCGGGCGCAGCTGCTTCTCTACGGCGGCGCGTCTGGCGGCGGAAAGTCTAACTGGCTGGTTGCCGACTCCGCTCAGGAGTACGATAACCTCAACTTCCGCGGCATTCTTCTCCGCAAGTCCTACACTGAGATGACAAACCTGATGGACGAGATGGAGCGCATCTACTCGCCCCTTGGTGGCCGCAAGTCTGACGGCGGCAAACTCTGGCGCTTCCCATCTGGTGCCATGATGCGCCTCGGGTACATGGCGTCGGACAAGGATGTTGAACTCTATACTGGAAAGCCAATCTCCTGGCTCGGTATTGATGAGGCTCAATTCCAGACCGAGGACCGCGTTCGGTCCCTGCTGCCATGGGTCTCGACGCCGACCGAGTATGGCCTCCGCGACCGCGTGCGCATCACCGCAAACCCGTCTACGCCCTGGCTGATGCACGTATTCCTCAACAACGCCTGCCCCATCTGCCATCCCGATAAATCCGTCCGACCATCGGCTGTCTACGCCGGCGCGCGCTGGAAGAAAGACGACAGTCCAGTAATGATGACGACTTGCTTCATTCCGGCAAAGCTCGAGGACAATCCCATGTACGACGAGCGCAAGCTCGCCATGCTGCTCTCGCAGACCGCGGACGTGCGGAAGAAGTTGATTGATGGGTGCTGGTGTCACACAGAGGGAGCATTCTTCGATTTCCTGAACGAGAGCTACATCCTGCCCTATTCTGAATGTGGCGAGCAGTGGTGGATGACGCACTTTCTTTCGATGGACTATGGATTCTCTGGTTCTGCGGCTGCCTGCGGACTCTACTTCATGCACGAAAACGGGCGCATTTTCAAGATCATGGAAGACACCGAGCGGAAGATGAAGTCAGAAGAGTACGCCCACCACATCGTCAAGAAGTACATCAACCGCATCGGTCCAGGCGGGCAGCCATGCCGCATCGTCTCAGGCTACGCAGACCCGGCCATGGACTCACACACGGGCACGGGCAAAAGTAACCTCGACCTGATTAATGATGTTCTGGTGAGTTACGGGATCACGCTCATCAAGGCGGCAAAAGACTCTGTGGGCAATGCTCAGTTGTTGAGCGGCAAACTCAGCCGTAGGGAGTTCGTCATTACTGACATGGGAGTTAGTAACCTGACTCCTAAAACCTATGAGTCGCTATCCAGCCGCAAGTGCGATCCGGACCGGCCCGGTGCGATTCTCAAGATTCCCGGAGATGAACTCGATGACGTTCTCGACGAGACTTTGTATGGCCTGAACCAGTTCCTCACCGGCGACAAGAAGCCGGATCAGGTTGTCACCGAAGAGAAGATACAGGCATTGGTGGCGGCTGGGGTTGACCAGCGAAGCATCGCGGTCACTCGGTTCCGGCTGGAGCGGGAGGCGGCGCTGAAGGCGGCTCCGATAACGATGGGGAAGCCGAGTCTGGCGAGAGCAGGAATCAGGCGCTAGTCTTCTTCTCCACCATCGTGCAAACCATCGCCTCGGTAGTCAGCAGCAGCGCGGCCACACTCGCGGCATTCTGTAGGGCGCAGCGGACCACCTTTGCTGGGTCGACGACGCCGGTGACGATCAGGTCCTCGTGCTGGTCAGTAGCCGCGTTGTAACCTCCAAATATCCCATCGGCGATCTGACTTAGCAGGGTATTGGCCTTCTCCTCGCCGTCAATACCAGCGTTTTGGCATATCTGCACAATGGGTGCGCGGAGAACGTCGTAGACGATGCCAGCACCCTTGCGCTCGTCACCGCTGAGAGCATCAATCAAGATCTCCACGGACCCAACACACATCAAGAGAGCCATCCCCCCGCCTCTGACAATCCCCTCCTCAACCGCTGCCTTAGTAGCGCACACCGCATCATCCACCCGGTCAGACTTCTCTTTCCGCTCGCTCTCAGTCGGCGCTCCCACCTTGATTACAGCCACGCCAGACGCCAGCCGCGCCAGCCTCTGCCTCAGCCGCTCGCGGTCGAGATCATTCTCGGTTGATTCAATGAGACTCTTGAGCAGCGTAATCCTTGCAGCTTTCTTCTCCTCGTCCCCGGACCCGCCTGCAATGGTCGTAAATGCCTGCCCTACCGTCACCCTCTCGGCGTGCCCCAGGTCCTCAACGCGGATACTCGACAGCGGCCTGCCACAATCCTCGGTGAATGCGTAAGCACCAGTCACCAGCGCCATATCCTCAAGCATGGCCCGGCGCAGGTCTCCAAATGCCGGCGCCTTGACCAGCACTGAGCGGAGGATGCCCTGCTGATTGTTAGTGTGCATGGTTACGACGAATGGTTGATCGTAGTCCCCGGCAATGACAAGCACCGGTTTGCCGAACGGTATCAACTGCTCCAGCGCCTGCTCTAGCTCTTTCGTCATGGTGAACAGTTTCCGCTCGGTGAGCAGTATCCACGGGTCTCTGAGCACCGTCTCCAGGCGCTCGGGGTCGGTGATAAAGATGGGCGCCAGCCAGCCGCGGTCTATTTGCATCCCCTCGACTACTGACAGGGTGGTCTCTGCGTCATTTGATTCCCCGATGGTGATAACTCCATCTGTGCCCACCCGCTTCATGGCCTCGGCAATCAGATCGCCAATGGAGCGGTCGCCGTTGGATGAGATGGTCCCCACCCGGGCGATGGTCTCGGTGTCGGTGACGGGCTGGGCGATACTCTTGATGTGCTCGACCACGACAGCGACAGCGGCATCAATGCCCCGCTTGAGCCCGACAGGGCTTGCGCCGCCGGCAAGGCACTCCAGCCCCTTCTGGTAGATCACCTGGGCCAGTAGCGTCGCCGTGGTGGTGCCGTCGCCCGCCTGGTCGCTGGTCTTCGAGGCTGCCTCGCGGATGAGCTGCGCACCCGCGTTTTCAAAGGGGTCAGCCAGGTCGCGGACTTCCTTCGCGGTAGACACGCCATCCTTGCTCACGTGCGGCGGCCAGAGCGGGTTGCGCTCAAAGATCACGTTGCGGCCCTTGGGACCGAGCGTGACCTTCACCGTGTTGGCCAGCGTGTTGACTCCGCGCAGCAAAGCCTGCCGCAGTTCGTCTCCAAATAATACCTGTCTATTCATCGTCCAATCCTCTTTCTGCCCGTATCGGGCACTTCCGCTTGCGGCATCCGTCTTCGTCGTCCGGGTGGACGGGACCGCATTTCTCGCACCAGGTATAGCCGCCATCGTAAGAAGAGGCTAGGTAGTCGTAGCCGTTCGGAACGTCGAGACGCCGGTCGTCGTGATCCAGGAAAGGCGAGAAGATGTTGATTACAGCCGCCGCCTGTTTTTCAGTCAAAGGCTTAGCGTCAAAGGTGCAGCCCTCCGACTCTCGCCCGCGCATCACTTCATAAAGGGATTCCATGCGCTCGGTGTAGTAGTCTCCCGTCCAGCGGGACGAGCCTACTTCTAGCTTCTGGAATCCATGCCAGAATTTCTCTGCGTCCTTCGGAGTGATCCACTCGCCCTTGTGGCCCTTGCTCGACTTGAAGGGCGTCTTGCTCCACTCGCCGAAATCCCGATAGATGCCGCGCACCCAGTCGTTATGCTGTGAGACAGTCTTGCAAAGTAGTTCATCGTCTACGCCTGGAAAGCCGTTCATGAACTGCGAGTCGAAGCTGTCCCAATGAATCGGATTCTTTTCGTATTGGGTACGCTTCAAACCGAGCACGCGCTCGACTTCCTCAATGTGTTGGATGATCGCCTTCTTGGTGCCTGCTGGGACACGTAGCCGTTGCGCCAATCCAGACGAGAAATCAAAGAATACGTGATAGCTCATGCCGCCCTCTCTTCTTTCGTCAGAACCTCGTCTAACTGGTCGATCAGCGATTGGACCTGCTCATGGGATGCCTCCGGGAACATTGCCTGCCTGGTTACGATGAATAGTAGGACAGCAGCCTCGACCGCGACAGCCTCTTCGCAGTTGAGGCTTTGTTTGAGCGCGGCAACAAGCGCACACATCAAAACATCGTTCTTCTGCTTGTCGGTTAGGACTTTCATTCGATAACCCCCTCAATTTCCTCCAGCCTCAGCAGCCGGTGTTTAACTCCGTTGTGCTCGACGTCGCGGCCTGCATACTTAGCCCACTGGACGGTTTCTCTGACAGCCACTCCGTTAAGATTCCCCTTGTGGACATCGAAGCCGGATACAGTAGCGCGGCTGATGGTCTTCTCGGCACCGGGTCCGGCCGCCACAACAATCCCCTGCGTCGGCTCCTCCTCTTGGCTCGGCGGCGCGGCGAGTCCACCAGTTTTGACGGGCGGACGGTTGGGCAGGACTAGGATGCGGTCTGCCAAAGGTCGGAATTTGCTCATGGTTTTCTGCTCCTGTCCTGCCACCGGCAGTTGTACCCAAGAAACTCGCAATGCACGGTCCCGGTCTGGCCGTCACGCTGTTTGGCGATTACGATTTCAGCGTCATTCTCCGTCGCCTTGTCCCGTTTGTAGTACCCGGTACGGTGAAACATAGCCACATTGTCGGCATGTTCCTCAATCGCTCCCGACCCCTTGAGGTTGGCAAGCGTCGGCCTGCTCTCGTCATTGCGTGTCGTATCCCGGTTTAGCTGGTGGTAGAGCCCCACCGGTACGCCCAGGTCCACGCCGATACCCTTGATGGCTGACACCTTCTCTCCTATAACCTCGTCCCCGCGCATCCCCTTCTGGTAGATGCCCTCGCCCGAGACCCTCGACAGCTGATCTATCAGAATCACGTCCAGTTCCCCATTCCGCTTCAGTCTGGCAGCCTTGGCGCGGATCGATGCCACACTCATACTGCCCCGCTGGTCCCAGAAGATAGGGAGTTTCTTGAACTCCTCGACTGCATCCTGGATGTAGATTTTCTCGATCATGTCCAACTGTCCGCGCCTGTAGGATTTGAACGATACGCCCGAACGCCCGCAGAGCATACGCCCCAAGAAAGACGCCTTTTGCTGCTCATTCAAAAAGATGGCTACACACTTGCCCCTCAGCGCCATCTGGTAGCCGATAGTCCCGCAATGGCTGGTCTTGCCCATGCCCGTCCTCCCAGCAAACACCGTCAACTCCCCAGGGTGCAAGCCGAATGTGATCTCGTCGTAGTCCTCAAGACCGGTAAATATCCCCGGTATTCGCTCCTCAAACACGTCATTGGTCGCAAGCCACTGGCCAACTGATTCAAGGTCTGAGTCTGCTGGATTGGTCAGTACGGCATCCTCGAGCGAGCGGATTGTCTGGTTGAGAATGGCCTCCGGGTCAGCATTCTCCTCAGCCGCGCGGTTAGCTGCCTGCTGGCAGGTCTGTTCGATGCGCCTCAGTAACGCTTTCTGGGCAACGATGGCGGCATACTCTTTGATGGCCAGACGCCGTGGGAGACCGTTGGTAAGGTCGCAGATGTAGGAGACCCCGCCGACAGCGGCAATCTCATCCTGGCCCATGATTTGCTGGAGTGTTACGAAATCAATAGATCGCGCCTTGCGGTAGAGGTCCCCCATCCGTTCGAAGAGGATGCGGTGCGAGGCGAGGTAGAAATCATCGATGCGCAGACGGTCGGATGCTTCAACATACATGCTCTGTTCTAGCAGGATGCAGCCCAAGACGACTCTTTCCGCCTGCACATCGAAATTGCCTTGCTCGTTATTGCCTTGCTCGTTCATGGGACCTTAGAGCCGGCTGCTGCTGGCCGGGGGAGTTACTGGTGTGGGATTGAGAGCCGCCTGCAGGCTAGCAGTTGCTGTCTGGAGCGCGGTAACCTGCGTTTCGATGGCAGCGGCTGCGGTTGGGACCTGGGGATCTTCGCTCGATTGAAGCGAAGCGACGGCATCTCCGATTTCGGTTGCGGCTGCTGAAATAGCAGCGGTGAGGTCGCTCACAGCTTGCGTGAGGGCGGTCAGTCCCGGGAGGGGATTTGTTGCCATGGCTTGTATCTCCTTCTGAAGTTCGGCAATCGCTTCCATGATTTGCCGATGCTGATTAAACAACATGCTGCTACCTCTGTGGTTACAACTTCGTTTAGGCTACCACTTCTCGTCTGGCTGGTTAAGTGGCTTGTCAAAACCTTTGGGCTTGCGGCCTGATGGCTTCGCTGGTGGAGGCTCAAGCGTCTCGATTGGCGGGTTCTCCGCATTGTCAGTCGCCGTCGCCTCGGGCACCGCGTCCAGGTCCTTGGCGATCGGGAACGCTGCTTCTGCTGGCTGCTGGAAGAATCCCTCGACAGCCGCCTGCGACTGCTCAACCACGACTGCGGCCTGCTCGTCCGTCTTCTCCTCAAACGGGAGTTCTGCCTGGCGCTCGGCTGTGGTCATCGCCCGCACCTTCTCGATGCGCTCGCCGTCGCTGACATAGGTAACTTCACCCACATTCGGGAAATCGTAACGGAGTTCGCAGAGCACATTCTCCATGTAATAGCCGTCAATCAACTTCCGCGAGAGCGAACCAACGCTCTGCTCGACGGCGGTTTTGCGCTCCTTGATTTGCGCCTTCATCACGGACTCTTCGTCCTCGATGGCCTGCATACGATTATGCGCCTGTGCCAAGTCTGTGGCCATTGTCAGACGCTCGGCCTCCGTGAATTCCTTGCGGAGGTAAAGAGTTTCCTTGGTGAGACGTGAAATTGACATACTTGAACTCCTCAAAACGGTGGTAGGTGGCTTTCCTTCTGCCGCATTCTTCTTATGGTTTGCGCCTGCTGCCATTGACCAGACGCTTTTAGTTCCCCCTTGATTGGAGCATCGCTGCGCATCCCCGCGATCAATTTACTGTAGGTTTGCAGGCGATTCAAGATGCCAATTCGCGCCCGTGGAAGTTTCTCTTCCAGGAACCTTAGAAGCGAAAGCCATTCATCCGGCGTCGTCTCGCCTTTTTGTGCGTTACACCCGGCGCAAGGAAGATCGAGGTTATCTAATCCTGGCGAGCCCCCGCAACTGAGTGGTACGGCGTGGTCGGTGGCGAGATCCTCATAATTGAAATAGCCCCCGCAGTACCGGCATTGCCGTGCGCCGTCTTCAAATCCCCCAATGCCTCCAAGCACAAACTCCCTGTATTGACTAAGCGAGAATGGCGGCATATCTGGATCAATAGACTTCTTCTTTGCCAGCCGCTTCATCATAGCCTCGTAGCGTGTGCGCGTGAGGTTTATGAAGTTGCTTTTGGCAACTTTGGGGAATAGGGCGCCGATGCCGGGAGGCTTCATTCCTTCTCCAGCACCACAACGTCAGCCGCCTGCGGACCCTTCTCGCCAGCGACAATCTCAAACTCCACATCCTGCCCAGGCTTGAGGGCCTTGTAGCCGTCCATCTGGAGCGCCGTGAAGTGGCAGAACACATCCTTGCCATCCATGCCCTTGAGGAACCCAAAGCCCTTGGGTGCAGAAAACCACACTACCGTTCCGCGCATATCGTTCTCCTTGCTGTTGAATTGTGACGCGCGGCGGGCTGCTGGTACCTCGCATACCCGCCCGCGCGCTTGCCCGTGGGGCAAGGTCAATGGCTTACGTCAGCCGCTCCACCACCGTAGCCGGGACAGCCCCGGAGCGGTCGAGCGAGAGCATGTAGAAAACCGAATTCGGCACCTTGGGAATCTCTCTCCTGAGGTCCGACTGCATCACGATAACCTGGTCGAGTCCTGCGCCCACCAGTGCCCGGTACATCTGGCTCCGGTTGGCGTCCATAAAAACATCGGCCTCATCGACCACAATGAAATTGAGCCCCGTAGTCTTGGCCAGAGCCACCTGGAATGCAATTGCAAAGGCATGTTTCTGGCTCTTGGAGATCGTTCGCAGGTTGTACACCTTCTCTTTCCCTGTGAACGACAGGCTGAAGTCAAACGGCTCAAACTGGAGATGCGCCTCGAATCCCCAACCGGCCAGCACCGCATTCATCGACTTCTGGAATCCTCCCACATGCTCGTCCAGCAGTTTGGCCTGAATGCCTTTGGCCCCAAAATACTCAATCAAGCGCTCCAGCAGGTCCCTCTTGGCGTCGAGCTTCTTTTTGGCTTCCATCGCCTTGGCATACTGCTCGCGTCCTGTCTCGGCCTGAACGGCTGCCGTCAGCGCGGCATTCCCTTTCTGTATCCGAGCGTCTAAGTCGGCAATCTTGGCGTCTAACTCGGTCGTATCGGGCTGGGACTCGTCTGATGGAGTCTCCTTCTTGAGGTCTGAGATGTCTTTCTCGATGCCTGTAATGTGGTCGTCGACCAGCTTCAGGGTCTTCTCGGCCTGCTCGTGGTCGGCCAGGACTCTGACGGCGCCTTCCCAGTCTCCCAATTCCTTACGCTCCGCCTGGAGGTTGCGCTCGGCGTCGAGCAGGATGCTCTGTGCCTCAATGTGAGGCTTGGTAATGCTCTCAAACTCCGCGTCTGTGACAGGCTGGGTGCAGGTTGGACACACGCCAGACTCGCCCAGGTCATTCAACTTGGCCAGCAGGCGCCGTCCCTCGGCAAGCGTGCCGGCGTTTGCCTGAATCTTGCCGTCAATCTCCTTTGCCTTATCCGCACCAGCTGCCAGCTTGCCAGCCTCACCGAAGGCCTTCTTCGACAGCAGCCCCTTGGCAATGTCGGCACGGCGCGACTGCTCGGTAGCGAGACGCATCTCAAGCCCACCAATCCGCTCGGTCGCTTTCGCCTTGGCATCCTGCGCCCTCTGCCACTTGTCTGTAACCTTTTGCTTCTTCACCGCGAGATCCGTCCGCTCGTTCTGCCGGACCTGGAGGCGGTTCCTGATAGCAGCCGCATCCACTTCCCCGGGAGGCGCCACTGACTCGGGCTCAACCCACTCCTTGATGAGGCGGTTGATGATTGTCCGTTCCTTGTACGCCAGGTCGTAGGCCAAAGCAATGATGTCGAATGCTTTGAGGCTCCAATCCACACGGAGGGCACACTGGTTGACTGCTGACTCCACCCAGTCGTCCCAGACCACAGACACGGGCAGGACGATACCCGCCAGCAGCTTCTTCTGCCGCGCATCGTCCATGTCGATGAAGTAACGACCATTGATTAGGCAATCGAGTACCTCCCGCTTCATGGCCAGCATGGTCACATAGTCAGAGCCGGTCCAGGATTCATCGGCTGGATCCTTCAATATGACGGTGCGGCCGGATTTCTCGGTGATCGAGCACCGAATCTTGATCGTGCGGGCCCCGTCCTCGATCTCGGCGGTAATCGCGCACTTGTCGAGACCGCGGCGGATCAGGTCACGGGATCCCGAGCCCTTGTCGTCGGTTGACGCGCTGCGGCCAGTGAGTAGCATCTCGATGGCCTGCTCGATGCTGGACTTGCCAGCGCCGTTCTCGCCGCGAATGGAAACTAGCTTTTCAAATTCAAGCAGGTTGTCCGCATGAGAAAGCCAGTTATACAAATGCAAACTTTTCACAAACATACTGTCTCGCCTTTCTTGTCTGAGTAGAGTATCTCCCGATGCCAAACTGTTGCCACGACATCGTATTGAGGGTTGTTTGTTTTGCGAAGATTTATCTGAAGCGCGCCGCCCTTGCAGCTTTTGTGAGCTATCTTCACTTCCACTTTTCTGATCTCATCTCCGCGCGTAATTAAGAAGTCAAAACCGCAACCGAAGCACATCGGACGGAACACATGCCATCCCCTCAACAGTAGATCGATGACAACCTGAAGTTCTCCGACCTCTCCCTTAACCACCTTTGAAGCCCCAAGAAAGCATCCAGGCATATTTTTCTCATGGAAAGAATGATTGCATTTCACTGAGCAAAACATGTGATGGTGGGTGGTTGGAATAAACGTCTGCCCGCACTCTTTGCAATCGCGTGTAGGTGGTATTGGCTCAGGTTTACGTCTCAACGTTGCGTCAGCATTTGAGCAAGCACGAGAACAATGACGACCACGCCCTAGGCGAACTGTGGACCTGTAACGCAGCATTTCTTTTCCGCAATAAGAGCAATTGGTAACGACAGTCTTTTCGGACGGACGCGGCGGAAGACTCGATTTCGGAGGAAGTAGTTCTCGTTGCGGCAAAGCGGTGAGAGTGAGATAATCTTCTGCAAGGGGTGTCATATTCGCCCTCCTGTGGCGATGAGGCTTTGCCGGGGTTAGCGCCCCGACACCCCTATTATATCTCACTTCGCACTTGAATTTCATGCCGTGCCTTTCTTCTTCAGTAGTGGAGCGTCGAGCTTCGCGCTGCCCCCGACTTCGAGGTTCCCGCCGACCTTGGTAAGCGCCAGAGCGTCGAGCTTCGCGCTGCTCCCGACTTCGAGGTTCCCGCTGACCTGCGCCAGAGCGTCGAGCTTCGCGCTGCCCCAGACTTCGAGGTTCCCGCTGACCTTGGTAAGCGCCAGAGCGTCGAGCTTCGCGCTGCCCCCGACTTCGAGGTTCCCGCCGACCTGCGCCAGAGCGTCGAGCTTCGCGCTGCCAAAAACTTCGAGGTTCCCGCCGACCTGCGCCAGAGCGTCGAGCTTCGCGCTGCCCCAGACTTCGAGGTTCCCGCCGAAGATTCCGCGATGTTTTTTGAGGTAAGGATAGAGCCAGAGTGGGATAACGTCATTGACTGTGGCACCAATTAGCTTAAATCCGACCTTCGCGCGGGCAATCAGTTCCCCTCTTACCCGTTTTTCGTCGTACTCCGCATTGAACCACGACGGCCTTGTATCTTGATCAATCCGATAGACCCACGATGCGTAGTCGGCAAAGTCTATCTGAGTGTCGCTCGGAGTGATCTCAACGCGGAGAATGTTTGTTCCCCTTATACCATCGGCGTGAAGGTTATGCTTGGTGATGATATTCTCATGTGAATCGCTATCGGGGAGCCAAAAAACCTTGTCTTTGGTGAGAACAAAACTCGCAAATTTGCACATCGTATATCCTTTCTTTCCTCTCGTTTGAATCCCCGGCCTGCCCGTTTAGGTTGGCTGTGGGCGGCAACCAGTACGGGCGCAACGTCTGTGGCCTTGCGGCGGCCGGGAAACTTGTTAAATGCGCGGGCCGGGCTTTTACCGGCTAGCTCTTGGAAGGACCTCCGATCCCAACGCGTATCATTTCACCGATGGGTTAGAGGGTATCTCGCTGCACTGATCACCTTCCGGGTTTGGGTGCCATGCGCTTACGGGTCTACTAAACCCATGCATGTCGCCGCGCATCTTCCGGCCCACATTGAAGTGGAGGCCAGAACTTGTTACCAGAGACCGCCGTCCTTCTCTGGATACTCGTAGGTCTTCTCAGTTTGCCCCGTCGTCGGTTCCTCGGATTGGGAAGTCGAAGTATTCGCAGAGCGCGATTCCTCGGTGGTCTTGGTGACACCATTGGCAGACGTGTCCGCATCCTTGGATGGCTCGGCCTGCTGTGTCTCCGCTTGCGCCTGTTCCTGCTTCCGCCCAGCCTGCGCCCGCTTCGCAATCACACTCTTGACCGCCTCTGTCTTGCTAGCGGACTGGTCGATGATCTGCTTAGTCTGGTTGCTCACGAATTCAGGGCTGCCCTCGATCGTCTGCGCCTCGTCGCTGTCGATGATGCCACTGACCGAGAACGCCACGCGGGCACATTGCACGAACGCCCGGTTGCGCGTCATGCGGATTGGCATCGTCTGCCAGGGCGTACTATCGCGCCGGCACTCGTGCGTGTACTCGGTGACGACGACAGGCAGCGCACAGTCCTTGCGGTGGATCTTGCAAGTTACGGCTTTGATGTACCCCTTCTCGTCGAAGTGCTCCTCGAACTCAATGCCGTTGAGTTGCTCTTGCCGGTTGACTATTGCCGACCAGCCATCCACGCCAACGACGATTAATAGCTTTCCCTTGGAGCGGAATGCGTAAATCTCTTTGGTGAATGGGTTGAGGTTGTAGGCATTGCAG